CTTCATACTTAGGAGTCCTGCCTCTCGACCCGCCGAACATCAATGTTCAGGTTTTTCCTGTTCCATTCGATAAATACATCACGTTTCACGCGGGCGACGGTAAAATCCAAGCTAAACACTACGACTTTTGGCAAGAAGCAATCGGCCTGATGAAAGCGGCGCTTCATCATTTTGGAATCAAGATTATTCAAATCGGCGGCCCAGAAGATTCACCGATTTCAACTTGCGACGCTCATTATTTAACCCTATCAAGGGCTCAGAGCGCGTATATCCAAAAAGGAGCAATGCTTCATATTGGCATTGACAGTGCCCCAATTCATATTGCCTCTGCTTTTAGCAAGAAGATTGTGGCGGTGTATTCACATATCTATAAAGAACAATCGCCATGTAACTGGAGTAAACCTGAAGACGTTATCTATTTAGAGCCTGATAGAGGAGAAAATCATCCGCCCTTCTCAGCGGTTGAAGAACCCAAAATGGTAAACTCTATCAAACCAGAACAAATTTGCCGCGCCGTTTTTAAATTATTAAATTTGCCCGCCGAAATTAATTTTGAGACTAAATTTGTTGGGCCGCTCTATAATTTGTCTTGTGTGGAAATTATTCCTGACTTTTATGGGGAAAGCGCCGAATTAAAAAATGTTTCGCCGCATTTAAGAATGGACTTAAACTTTGACGAGCAATGCGTTCACGCATGGGCTCAAAATCAAACGATAAAAATCGTTTCAGACAAACCCGTATCCTTGGAACTTTTAAGAGCGGACAAAAAGAACATCCAACAACTAACCTTGTTGATTGATGACATTGATTCCTTCTCCTTGGAATACGTTAAAAAAGCCAAGGGTCTAATTCCCAATTTGATGCTAGTAGGAACAAACGGCGAAACAATTTCTAATGTGCGCGAAAAGTTTTTTGACTATATTGTTGAAAGAATGCCGCCACCAAGCCGTTCTAAATACGAATCCTACATTGGAAGTAAATTTTGGACGAAAAAATTAGTCTTTTCTAAAGCGCAGCAATTTGCATCAATTGCACACTGGGAAAAACAAATTCCGTTTGACAAAGAAAACATTGTGGTAGATAGTGACGAAACCTCAAGAGAGGTTGATCACTTTTTTATCTTTAACTAATATGACCAATTAACTTCTCATCGCGTGGGCTATCAAAGTCTCTATACGCAGATAGCATCTTGCCCTACATTAGTCGCCTGACGATCATCTGAAATGGTGTGAAACCCGAAAGGGTAGCGCGGAGTATCCCAAGTAGGGGAATAACTGGATACCAGTAGAGACACCCACGGCCCACGCGACGAGAAGTTTGCTTTAAAAACACACAACATGACTACAATCACCCGAAACTCCCAAGGTCTTCTTGAAAATCTTGAATACAAGACAGATAAGCTAGGCTATATTATTTGGCGAGACATGATTCCAAGCGAATACCTTTACCCAAACAAAGAATATTTCGCCCGAAATAACTTGTCTGCCCCAGAAAGCGCCGAAGGTCTTCCTGACAATCAGTGTCTTGTTAAAATCGGCGGACTCATTGAACTAATGAAGATTCGCGGGTACACAAGTCTCGACCAGCAAGTTTTGAACGTTGACAATGGTTATGTTACAGCCAAATGCACAATCACTTGGCTTCCAAATTCAGAAACGGACAATAAGCCTGTAACTTTTTCTTGGGTGGCTAATAGCAACATTGGAAATTGCGGCGATTTTATGGCCAACTTCCAAGAAACTCAAGCTCAGAATCGTGCCTTGAGTCTTTGTGTTCGTAAGTTCTTAAATGTTAACATCGTTTCTGACGAAGAAATGAGCAAGGGGCAAACAAACTTGATCCCAGAAAAAGAAAAGCCCGCCGCGACTCTTCCTAATTTAAACAACAAACTGCGCAAGAAACTCCTAGAGGCAAACTACAAAAGCCCAGAAGCTCTCTTGGCCTTGATTGAAGAAATGAAAGCGGCGGACAAAATTCAAATTTCGCCCGAAGATTTGATGGATGAAAACGGCAAAGTTAGCGTTGATCCACTTGGGGCAAAAGAGTGTCGCATTATCATGGGCTATTTAGATGAGAAAAAGAAAGGTGAAAAGTGAACTTTACAATTTCTCTCCCATCTTTTCGTCATTCAAGACTACTAGCAACCAGACTTGAAGAACTACTCTTAAAGAGCGGCGAATTAAAATCCTCCACTAAACACGCCGACCAGTGGATTTTAAAGGATGGAGAGAACGAATACAGCTTTATACCTAAAAATAGCATAAATTATGGCTCGCGAAATTAAATTCCGTGTTTTTGATTCCTTTGAAAATAAATTTGTTGATTTCGGAGTCGGAGGGTTACGCTCTGATTATACTCTAAACGATATTTTTGAGGACAACTTTAATGATGGCCTTAGATATGTCATCCAGCAATTTACGGGTCTAAAGGATAAAAACGGCAAAGAGATTTATGAGGGCGATCTTATTAAAGTTCCAACAAAAAGTAAATATTACAAAGTCGAATATTACAGCTACATAGCATCTTTTCAATTTCTTCCAGTTGATTATGATATTGATGCCATGACATTTAGGATGTGTACGAATTATGAGAGTTTTATAGTTAACATGAGAATGGTAAAAGATTACGAAGTAGTCGGACACATCTTTGAAGATAATGAATCACAAACTAACCCTCTGGCCTAGCATTGCCGCCGTCATTATGTGGCTAACCCCACTTCGATGCCAAGAAAAAGTTTCGCCGCCGAAACCAATTCTTGAGTTTAAACTAATTGAGCCAGGAATCCCTAGTTTTCCAAACATTCCGCCAGTTTTGCCGCCGCCGAAACTAAACAACCAAAACTTGTCTCTTGATCAAAAAAATAACAGACCCGAAAGAGTTTGAAATTTTATGCCGCCAAATCGCGGCCAAATTCTCTAGCGAGAATGAAAAATACGGCCACTGGGAATCGAAAATCAACCCCGAATCTTTAATAAAGGCTTGGGGCGATTCTCGGTTGCTGAATTTTCACTTACACGTTTGGGCTAATAAAGAGGAGGAGTATGATTCTGTTATCATGTTCCAAGGAGTGGACAACCACGTAACTGGCGAAAAACAGTGGCAAGAATATTTTTGGATTAGCAGCAACCCGAAAGTCTCGTTTCAACTTTTAAATCGGGCGAAAAAGTTTGGAAAGTCTCTCGGCTACAAGAAGATCATAATGTTCCGCGTAATTAATTACCCGACTTCAGATAAACTTTGCAAAGTTTACGAAAAAATGGGCTTCAAAAAGGACTCCGAGATGTTTGTCTCAAATCTTTAAAAGAAACTCGCGGCGAAAAATTCCGAAGAATCGCCAGAAGAAACCGCATCGCTATAGCCAACGCCATCAACGACAAGACCCATCCATGCAGCGCCAGAACCAGTTATGGTCCATGATCCTGTTCCAGTTGGCTCTCTAGACGAGCAAAGTTTAAAGTTTGGGTGAATCAAGCCACTTCCCAAATTATCGTCAAAAGCGTTTGCGTGATATAAAATTAGATTTGACGCTGAATATGGGCGCATTGTTAAGTAGTAATTCACGCCACTTTGCAATTCAACGCTTTGGCTAAACTCTAGGTAATGAATACCAGCACCAGCAGTTGGCGGCATATTTGTCCTGATTAGGCCAGAGGCAAGAACAGAAGACCCATTTGAGTCATAAATCAAAGCTGAACCACTAGCATCAGCATCCAACCAAGCCCAACACCCTTTAGCTCTTAGCGGACATTCTAACTGAAACTGATTACCAATATTATTAGGGGCCGAACCACTGTTAAAAGTTGAAGAGTTTAATTCTGAAATGGGGATACAGCCAAACGGCGAAATATAAGCTCCATCTGAATACTGCAAAGAAAATATCGGAGCGCCTTGAAGTGCCGCTGTAGGAGTTAAATTATTAACTAAAATATACGGCCCAAATAAATTTGAATCAGCAAACGAAGCAATTTGCAAACTTGTTGGAGTTCCAGAACTTACGTCTAATCTTGCCGCCAACCAGTCTCCTTTATTAACATTGGTGACGCCAGATAGCGTTGTTGGAAAAGACTTATTATCATCAGTGCTGGCGACAACAACAGAAGCGTTACTTGAAGCGGATGCAAGTCTTCCAGTTGGAATACCAGAATCAAGGCTAGGAAGCTCCAATCTCACGTCCAAAGTACAGCCAGCACTAACACCAGCCGTTCGGAAAAACAGCCCGCTAATATCGCCGCTTTTTGGAGCTTGAAAAACAATGGAATATTCCCCAGTCGCCCCATTCACCCCAATATTTGAGATGAAACTAGGAACCGTATCAGCCTCAAGCGGTGGCTCTGGATAAAATCGCGGCGCAATGTCTTTGTATGTCATGATTTTACGATCATTAGGTTAATATTAGCGAACTGAACCCCACTAACAGAATTAATTTTGCACCCAAGGTAAGAATCTCTGCTTAACCCGCTTGTCCAACCAACCACATCTCCAGAATTTTTAATTTGCGCCGAAAGATTTGGATTATTCGCGCTAACAATGTTTGTTAAAGCTGGAAAGCTTGAGTAATCTCCATAAACAATATCAAGATTAATTGATCCAGTGTTGGACGAAACAACTTCCCAACCAGTTATGGTACAGTCAAAAGGAATTTTTGAATAACCTTTTACTCCAGTGGTTAAACTAGCGCCGCCTATAAATAGGTTGATTGTTCCCGTTTTGAGAGTGTTTAGCTGAGTCTGTAAATTTTCAGATGTAGTATTTACATAAGAAGCTGTCGCAAAAACTCCAGTATCATTTGGCCTCACAACGTCGCCCGTGACAAAATTTCCAGTATCACTAGGGCGAACCACGCTTCCTGTGGCGAAAACTCCTGTGTCGGAAGGTCTTACGACGTTTCCAGTTACGAATCCGCCAGTTTCAGATGGGCGCACCACATCACCAACAACAAAAGAACCTGTTTCTGACGGCCTAACTACAGAGCCAGTAACATAATTACCAGTCTGAGAGTTTAGAAGATTGAATTGGCCGCTAAAATATCCACTAATACCAGAAACATAAGAAATCGAAGCATAAGACGAAAGATCAACACCAGTTAAATACCGTCCATCAAAATTAACGAGGATTGTTCCGTTGTCGCCGCTTCTGTTTAAAGTTAAAACGCCGTTGCCAGTATTGAATTGGCCCGAATAAACAAACCAATTTTCGCCCGAAACACTTTCTCCTGTTCCTTGTAAATCTGTGAAAGTGGTGGTTACAGTTGAGCCGTCTCTCTTGTAAAGAGACAATGTTTTAGAAGACGAACCAGAAACATTTGCGCCCGTTACATCAGTCAATAAAGGAGTCCACTGACCACTGTGACAAACATAAAGATTTTGGCCGCTTCCTGTTTGATAAAACGTGATTCCATCAAAAGGGCTAATCTGCGGAACTGAGTAACCAGTAAAAATACCACTCCTTTGACCGCTAGAACCAAACGGCGGAATACCTTCTGTGAAAGTTTTGGCCTCTTGAGGATAGTCTAGAACGCCTGTTAGTTGTCCCGTCCAAAATAGTCCCGTCGAAAAATCATCATATGGAAGAACCTTGTAGTATAAAATTTCTCCTTTGGGCTGCTCCTCTTTATCTATTTGTAAAGAATAAGAAATATCTGAATCAAAAATAGGAACACTTTTCAGTAAGTTTCCGCTATTAGGAGAGAAAGAAGAATTTGCGCCTGTGAAAACATCAAATTGCCTGACCAAAAACTTCGTCCCATTATCTGGAACACTTAAAAATAAACTAACAGCGCCCGTTTGACCCTCTGAATATCCAGAAACTTGCGCCGCATTAATTTGCGCGGGCAAATGATAAATTGTGAAATTGCTAAAATTAATTTCTGCGTTTTCTTGAAGCCTAAAATTTAATTGATAATAACGATGAGCTTCGCCAGCAAAAGCCTCCTTGTTTTGCTCGTAAGTGAAAACATAGTTCGTAGAAGAAATACCGCTTCTAAAATTAGAGCCGCTAGGAGCAACGCTTCCTCCCGTGTGATAAACATCAAATCCAATGGAAACGTCAACAAAACTATTCGCCAAATCAAAATCATTAGAAATAGCGTTCCCAAACCGATCCTCGAATTGAAAATCGAACGGCACATCTTTTTTCAGCGCTACAGAATAGCCAATGCCCGTTCCATTTGATCCGTCAGAAGGAACAAAAGAAGAAGGAAAACCAATATCAGGAGGACTCTCGAAAACAAATGGCGCGGGAGTAGTTGTTGGCGCTGGTGTTGTCGGGGGTGGCGTGGTTGGCGTGGGAGTAGTTGTGGGAGGAGGCGTCGTTGGCGGCGGGGTAGTCGGCGGCAACGTCGTCGTGGGCGGCAGTGTAGTAGTCGGAGGTGGAGTTGTGGTCGGCGGAGGCGTCGTCGTAGGGGGTGGCGTTGTCGGCGGAGGAGTCGTTGGTGGTGGGGTTGTGGGTGGCTCTGTCGTGGGAGGCGGAGTCGTTGGCGGAAGTGTAGTAGTTGGAGGAGGCGTTGTCGTAGGTGGCAACGTCGTCGTAGGTGGTAAAGTGGTGGTAGGAGGAAGAGTAGTTGTCACTGCTTAATTTTTATTCCCGCGAAAATGCTGTTGTTTCTGATTGGTGCTGAGTAAGATAACACTACAATACCTGAAGAATTGGTTGGCCCAATAGGATTAGGAATAGATTCCTCATTTCGTGCCGAAACTTTAAAAACAAATCGGCCCGCTTGAGTTTGATCCGTGAAAACTGCATGGTTTCCAGTTGTTCTTCCTGTAATCGAATTGAACTTTGGCGTGATTAATTCGTAATCATAGCTCGTGGCATTAGAAGCTGCTTGCCAACTTCCAGAAATGTCTATAGAGTCCGCTTGTTGGTCGTAGTTTCCAGTAGTTACAGAATTTATAACAGGGTATCCAAGCTGATACAAGAAGCTCTGCCGAATAGTTTCGGAACCCTGAGTAGGAGAAGTGACGTTAGGATAATTATTATAAAAATCAACTAAACTTTGGCCGCTTTCAATTTGTCCGAACTTGCCAGTGTCAAATTTAATCGCCGCCACTTCATATTCTACAGAAGAAGATTCTTTAACTGTAGTGAGTTTGTAAATTTCCTGTTGAAGGCCGCTTAGAGTAACCGAGTAAATGCCGCCAATTTTAGCTTTGTCTAGCAAAGCAATGTTTTCGCCCGTCGCATTTAAATATAATTTTGATCCAAAAGAAAGATTTTCGTGCCCAGTAATTGAAAACGTCGCGATTTGCGGAACGTCATTCGCATACAAGTAGTTCATACTGAGTTTAGAAGGACTAACGGCGCGATTGTAGTAATCCGCGTAAGTATTTTGCCCAGTAGGAATAAACAAAGAAACTTCGTTGAAAAATTTGGCCGAATCAAACGAATCATCGACTCTCAAAATTCTATTGGAATAATCAATATCCAAAACACGGCCAATGTTTTTTTGCAACGATTTAAGATCATCCTCGACACTAATCAAATCTCCTGGCTTGCAAGATAAAATTTCGGGGCCGCAAACAAATGATACCGCCTGATTCTCATTAACTGTAGAGTAAATTACGTGTTTACCAATGCGGTTAGCGTGAGCACGCGAGGTTATTCCATAAGTATCAATTTCAGTTCTTAAAACGCCGCGCTTCTTAATGTCTTCCGAGTCTTCAATGTATTCAACCTTTGCTTTAAAAGAGTCGTCACGGTCAAAGTAGTTGACTTCCAATGTGTTATACTGCTCGTCTCTACGAGAGTTTGTGTAATTGAAAATTCCCTCACGAACATTTTGGTTATTGAAAAACGCTTTAGGAAGTTTTACTCGGTCATCAGTAAAGTCAATATAAGAATTTGAGTAAAAAACATTACCACGGAATGCCGCCGAAATATTTTGAATCGCGTCAAAAACATTCACATTGTCGCCAATGATAATATTGCAAGAATATCTTGGTTCTAATCCACCAGTTGCACTAGGAACACCAGTAAAAACGCCATCATCATTTACAGCATCACAAAAGCGACCGATTTTATAAAGCTCCCAAACGTTCACATCGCTCGCTTCAATGAAATTGCCAAGCCCGTATCTCTTGTTGGTCAAAAGATCAAAAACAATCCACACAGGGTTATCGCTCCACGCTTCTTTAAATGTTCCGTCCCATTCTCCATTGTAGATAATTTTATCAGATTCAGGCGCGGCAATAAATTCTGAGGTCGTTTTGTATAGCCTTTTATCTGTTCCATTTGTGCGAAGAGGATAGTAGTTGCTAGGAACAAGAATCCTTTTTAAGCGAGCGTCGTAAGAACGAGGAGGCAGGCTCGAAAGTGTTCTTGAGTCTAATTTGACGCCAACAATAGCCGAGTTAGGATAGGAAAATTTAGCATTGATAATCTCAGTAACTTTTTCAAGAGAAATTTCGCGCCGAATCAAAGAAGAATACGTCTCTGGTGTTAGTCGTGTGACTCGAATATAACGAAACGATCCATCAGTTGACTGAGGAATAGCTAAAGCAGACGCCACATTATCTGGCCCCTGAATAAACCGAGAGTAAGACGCCAAACTATTAGCATTTTCAGTGCGCCCAATATCAATTAAAACGGGCGATTCTGTTAACCCAGTAATCTGAAAATCAAGGATTTCTGTGGGGTCTCGCTCTACGCCATTTAAATCTTGAAGACCCATTTCGATGCGAAACTTAACAAGCGTTGGGATTCTTGTTCCAGCGTCAATGTTTTCGCCGATACCTTTAATGTCTTTTGTTTTTTCAACAGTGTCACTTAAAACGCGCACGCCCATTGTTACGTAAACAGATGAAACGTTAGGGTTTTTAATTACATGAGTAACAGCATTAGGTTCTTCGTCAAATTGAGAATATGATCCAGCACTCCAATTTGAATAGCTTTTTCCGCCGCGAGTGTCGTTTGAACCTTCAAAATCACCAACGGCAATAAGAGATGCTGCGATTTGTTTTTTAAAGCTATCTATCTTATAAGTTACATCCGTAATCTTTTCGTCCGATACGTTTTCTTCAAATGGATTGCTCTGTCGATCAAATGCCATTTGGATTTCAGACTTGTACTCATACTTCTTTAATGAACGAGTGAATACATCTCCAGTTTTTGTAAAAATAAACTTGTAAAAAGTGTCAGGCTTAGTTGTTAGGAATTCGTTTTCGGATAATTTGATTGCGCCGTCTTTTCTTTTTTTTGGCCATAAAACCTCTACTTGAAAGTTGCCGTTGTCGTTCAAATAGACCTGTTTAAGCTTTCTTAGGCCCCTGTTTCTATAATTTCGCGCCGCCTTATAGAACTTTCCATTTTTCAAGAGAAATTCTTGCAAATTCCATTCTTCAGCTAGAAAATTTCTATCTTCTTCTGAAATGTAAGCTCCTTCTTGGAAAGATGTGTATTCAAATGGAGATGGAAAAATGTCAATGACGCCATTTTTAGGTATTTTTGGCGCAAAATTTTTAATTCTAGGAGTTTGACCCTGAGTAGAGAAAGGGCCAAGCAACTTGATCCCGTAGTTTTTGTCAAGGTAAGTTTTATCAAAAAACCCGAGAGATGACTGAAGTTCTTCGCCGTTTTTTATTTCAGCGAGAATATTATAGTAATTATACTTTTCCGAAGAAAAGTCAATCATGTAAAAATTCTTAACATTAGAAGAAATGGCCTCGACTGTTTCATGGGTTGGATAACCATTCTCCTGAACGCCAAAGATATAAATGCTGCCGCAAATTTTAACGTCGCTTGTAGAAGCTCCAAGACTTAAATACGACATGTCTAGCCACCTAAGAGGTCTTAAAACTCGACGCTTACCAATTTCAGAAATTTCTAGCTTCTCAAAAACATAACTTGAAATATCAGAATCTAAGTAAGCTGAGCAAAATTTATTAACGCCGAATTCCCCAGCATCCTGAACTGGTCTGGATGATTGAGAGTAGAAATCGCCAAGGTTAATCTTGATGCAAAAAAACGGATAATCCGTTGACGATGGAAAATCTTTCAGTAAGCTTGTCTCTATTGACGAAAAAGTAGAGTAACCATCAAACCTTAAAAGTTTTTGGCGCGAAATTGATTTACAAGTACTGTCTTGTTTCTTATCAACGGATACTCTTTTTAGGTCGTTAATCCCGCGAAGTATGCATTTAGCAATATTTGTTTTGCCGCTAACTATTTCTGCTGAAATATTCCCAGAATCTACAAAGTGAAATTTATAAGGGTCGCTTACATTTCTATCGCTTTGGTAAGAGCCGTCTTGAAGACTTAACGAAGACAAGCTTTTGTCAATTGTTTCGCCGCTTTCATTTTTCCAAACGTTCGAGATAGCGGCAGCTAAATTTTCCAAAGAAACGCTTGCTTTTTCAATACTCTCATCAAAAGGATTGATTGTCTTTTTAACGGGAACGTCATCAATATAAATGCTTTCAAAGATTCTGTACCCATCAACAATTTCGCCGTTTTGATTGACTAATCCTTCAATTGGACCTTCTCCAAGCATGTCAATACTCTCACTATAGGAATACGACGACAAGGAACGCAGTTTCCCGAGCTTTGGGGGCAAAAGGGTGGCTGGAGGCGGAGGATCAGGACGGTCTTGTTTTTTGCCGCCGCCAGCGCCATGAATTAAGGAGAAGTTTCTGGTTAAAAAGTGTTTCAATTGTTTGTTTGAATTTCGTCTTGGTTGTCAACGTAAGCCATGTATGAACCGCCTTTTTTTGTGGCTGTTTGGGTAAATTCGTTAAAGATTGGCAGACCGTTCTTCTCGTCAAATTTGGCAGGGAAACTTTTAATGGTTGATTGAATCACGGCAGAACCGATTCTTAGTCTGCCATATCCAAGAGGCACGGGGTTCCCTTGTTCAGCAACATTTTCGCCATTTGAGAAAAGAAAGGATTTATTTAGGGCATTTGCTCTGGCAGAAGCAGAGCCAGCGTCTTTGGCTGTTTGACCAGAATCCTTCATTAGCAAATTTGAAATACCATAAGAAAGAGCTGCCGATCCCACGGTTATCAGAATAGTTGACAATAAAGCGTAACTTGTCCCAAGGGTTCCAGCATAAAGACCCCCTACTGTGGCTACAACACCAATAACAGCCGCCACTCCAGCGCTACCAATGATAGAAGGAACAACATGAACCTCCTTGATATTCTTGATAGACAATGGAGAATGCTCTAACTTTCCATCAACAACTAAAGAATAGTGAGCGCCTTTTTTGCTTAATTCAATGATCCTATTGCAGAATCCAGTTTTGTTTGCATCAATAGCTTTTAACGCATCGCTGGCACGGGAAAGCGAAAATTTAAACTTTCGCCCAAATTCCTTTCCTAAAAGTCCGTGAACATAAACAGTTGTCATAGCGCATCCTTTAACCTGCTTAGATTTACACTGTCTAGTTCATTAGACTCTGGAACATACAGTGCAAATTTTCCTTCTGGCACGGAATAAACAACGAACGGCAAACAACAGTTCTCAGAAGTCGCCTCGTCAAAAGCTGAAAACTGCGAATCCCCATAAATATGGGAATGAAGAACGGCCAAAAATAAATAATTACTTTTAAATTCTAAAAACTCAAGAGGATCAACGGCGAAATAATTTTGAGGGTCGGGCGAGCGGTTTTTAATTAATTTTAATTCGGCGCTTTCTTCTTTCAAGCCCAAGAATGCAATAATTTCCTTATTATTGTCGGAAATCGCGCTAGTTTTAAAAAGCTCTAAACAGTCTTTTATAGTCATTGCGAGCCTTTCGAGTAACGATCAACTGCTGGATAGCCGCCAAAAGACATACTTCTATCTTCTTCTGGGATACCAAAACACAATGGGTTAGCGATTGTTGATCCGTCAATGTATGAAATTCCTGTTTGAAGAAATCTTTTATCGCAAGCAAAAACCTTTTTTGAGCATCCTTCTTTTTCCCAAGTAGTTGGACTTTGCGTAGGAGAGTTTGTCTCGTTGGAAACATGATCAACTGTTGAAACGTAGTAAGTTTTATAAGGGTCTTTGCCCAAAGGAACAAAGCAGTGGTCGCCGCTAGAATAGTTATGGCCGTATTTCCATTCTTTTTCAGCGTCTTGAAAATTAAATTTACCTGTAGGAGCAACTGAAAACGGCGTTCCATCTTCTTTTTCAACAAGCGGCCCCCAATAATTGCATCCGCATCCGCGATACTGAAAAGAGCAATAATTACTAGAGATTTTCCTCCCAGGAATTGTGTAGTCGCTCAAATCGTAGGGAACCGTGCATTCAAATTCTACCATGTCTCGGTTTTCGCCGAGTTTTTGAGACAAAACGAACGTATCAACAATCTCTTGAGTTGGGTCAGGAGTTCCAAAAGGATTTTCGCCGCCATCAAAATTTCGATCATCCAAGAATCTCATTTGAGTGCGAATGCGAGCAATTTTCGCATCTTTCAAGTCGTTCTTTTTGCGGAGAATCTGGGAGATTAGCAGGTTTTCATTGCTGATGCGGAGTTTTGGCCGTTGGATTCTTCCTAGCGAACCATATTCAAGATTCTCGATTTCAATAGGAAGAGCGTTATATTGAACGCCTTGCCAGTAAATAGTGTTGCCATACCCATTTGTGGACGAGCACATAGGGTAAAAGCT